GGCCAATTGAAAGGCAAATTCCGTGACTACGATTTTGAACGGGTAGAACGTGCGTTTGCTGGCATGGAAGACAAAACCAAGTTGACCCCAGACCAGATCAAACAAGCACTGGCTGGAGTCCATGCCCCTTCTAATTGGGTGTCGGAAACTCTTCCACCAAAGGCCGGGGCGTACCAGCAAAAAATAGACAATGTCTGGGATGCGCCACTAGGCACCACTAATCTATACCTCAATCAAACCCCTGAAAAAATTGCAGCACATGATTTGCTTACAAAAGCAGCGCAAGTCTTTAATCCGTTTATGAGGAAAACATCAAATTCAACCGTTACTACAGAATCTTTGGAAAAAGCAAGAACTTTGTTGACGGACCCAGAACTTATGAAAGTTGTTGACCCAGAACTTATTAGCAATTTGTCAAAAACTCTTGACAAAGTGGAAAAAAATGTAGGCCTTGTTGGCACATACGAAAGGGTGATTGAAAACGTGCAGAATGGGTTTGAATTTCCTTTATTGTATAAAGACGCAACGCTCGCTTCAGAGAAATATTCGAATCAACCTTTCTTTAGGTTTGAAGATGAGGCAAGGGCTGCGGACAGAGAAATCTTAAAACAAAAATTTATAGCACAAGGATCGGATGTTAGAGCCGCCCGCATTCTTGCCGCTAATGAGCTCAATGCAAATTTTGATTTGTATTACAGACGATCACAAAAAGCTGCTTCTCTCAAAGTCCAAGAGTTAGCCATTGCAGAAGCGCAAAAGCATGGCATAGATATTCCAGATGTATCGCTTGTAAAATGGGACGAGCTAAGCGATCTTACACGGCCTATGGGCGCGACACAGGATGTTCACAGCTACAATCATCTCCTCGGTACTAAATTTAGAGAAAGCGTGGCGAATGCGTTAGAGCCTTCTCGCGTAACTGTCCATGAAGCAATTAAAAACATTCGAAATGTTTTAGACCCCGAAATTAAAAAAGTCGGGGACATTCTGTATAGACAAGGCAATCTGTACGAAGGAAGACATAGAGGCGTTGCAGGAAAACCGTACCCCATCTCATTTACCCGCTTCTCTGAGCACGAAGCAATTATCCCGGGCATGGGTCCAGTGCAGGGTCGTCATTTTCACGAGTTGCAATCTGACTTGTCCAGAGACATGAGACTGGCGGGGACTACTTCTGGCAGTCTGGCAAAAGACCAAGCAGAGTACAACAAGTTGCAAGGCGAACTGCGGCAGGAACAACAAAAACTTCAAACCCAAAAACGAGCTTTGACCCAAGACGGAGGGTCTAGTGTGGCTGATCTTACAAGGATTGAAGAAAAAGAAAAAGCAGCTCGTAAAGCCCTTGAAAGACGCATTTTCATACTTGGTGCTCGCGTTAGAGACAAGGCCCCTTATTCTTTGGAAGAACCTTTTGCCGGTTTTGAGACCAACCAAATGGTCCGTCAGCAGTTGCTCATGAAAAATGCAATTCAATCGGCCATGCGTGAGGGCAAGAGCTTTGCCACTTTCCCCGGAAGCGAGTCCCTTTTCCCAAATCTTTATGTGGGCAAAGTACAGCCTAATTTAAAACAAGTAATCAAAGACTTGGGCGGAGAAAAGTCTGGCCTAGAACTTAGGCAAATTGAACTTCCACCTACCACCGTAGAAATTACACGCAAGGACGGGACCGTTACCCACCCACTAGGTACCCCTGTAAACGCATGGGGAGTGGTTTGGTCACCCAAGGCCGCAGCGCGTATTATGGAAACTGGCGTACCATTTGCAAAAGGCGGCATGGTAGATAAACCCTTGTCGGGCGGGCACAGAATGATTTAAGGGCACAGAATGGCAACAAAGCAGTATGATCAAACTACAAAAGAGTGGCTAGTAGACTCAGGTGTACCGCACTGGGAAAGTGCAACCTCACCTAGAAAATCCAAGGAGGCCTTGCCATATACAGAAGCGGGGATTCCAAATCTGGTTGTTCGTGAGATGCCAATTTTGGAGGGCTCAAACACCCAGGGTTTTGTACTTTCATCAAATAGAATTTCCGATGAAAATAAAAATAGGGGGCTACAGCCAAATCTTTTTATGAGACCCGGTGCAGGAAACCAGACTGCCGCGCACGAACTTGAGCACTTACTTGCTCGTCAGAACGCTGGATTTGCAACAGAACCTCGGGACAGGTTTGCTGCCATGGTTGGGGACCCAACAAGAAAAACAGTAATACCGCAGTTTTTAAAGGGGTTGAAGCAGGCCCTCCCGCATTTAAAAGAAAAGTACGGTATTGGTGTTGACGATGGCTACATGACACCTGCTTTTATTGACAAGCAGGGCGGAGTTGGACTGTATGAAATATTTGCAACGCTTGCTGGAGCAGAATCAGCCCTGAATGTTGATCTGACAAAAGACCCAGAGCTGCGCAAGACAATGTTCAAGGACAAAAACGTAAGAGAAGCGTATAACGCAGTGACAGGCTTGCGTCAAACGCGATTAGATGCGCGTGATTTACCCCCGTATACTCGCATTCCTGAGCCCCCTGAACCAGGGATGCTAGATAAAGTAAAAAAATATCTTGGCTTTGCCAAAGGCGGCATGGTAGAGCGCAATACCAGCGACAATCGCCGCTATCTGTAAGGAACAACTATGCCAATCGAACGCAATGTCAACACCATGGACGATCTGCCACTGGGAGATCAGCTTGTCGAGGTCGAAACAGAAGAAGACCTGCCTGAAATTGACATCCAGTTTGATGAAGACGGCGGTGTAACCGTTGGCATTGGCGAGGAAGACGATGAGGAAGTGCCCTTTGACAGCAATCTGGCAGAGGTGCTGCCCGATGACGTGCTGCAAGACATCTCCTCGGACCTGATGGCCCTGTTTGACGCTGACAAATCCTCCCGCAAGGAGTGGGAAGAGCAGTACAGCAAGGGTTTGAAGATGCTGGGCTTCTCGTTTGAGGAGCGCACCAAACCATTCAAGGGCGCGTGCGGCGTGCAGCACCCTTTGATGACCGAGAGCATCATCCAATTCCAAGCACAGGCGCTCAAAGAGCTCATGCCTTCTGAGGGTCCCGTGCGCACGCAAGTCCTTGGCAAAGAAACACGTGAAAAGCTCATGCAAGCGGACCGTGTCCGCGAGTTTATGAACTACCAGATCACCACGGTCATGGAGGAGTACACCCCTGACTTTGATCAGTTGCTGTTCTACGTTGGGTACGGCGGGTCGGCGTTCAAGAAGGTGTACTTTGACGAAGATCGTCAACGCATGGTGAGCGCTTTGGTGCTGCCAGACAACCTGTACATCCCCTACAACGGCTCAAGCGTGATGAGCGAGTGCCAGCGCATCACGTACCGGGTGCCGATGTCCACGAACGACTACAAAAAGGCCGTGCTCCGTGGTCAGTACCTCGATAGCGCCCAAGCAGAGCCCGTTGCCAACATTGCACAAAGCCAGATTGTCAAGGAAAAGGACCGCACCACGGGCGTGTCCCCTTCTGGCGATGAAGAAGAAAACGTCTTGCTTGAGTTCCAAGTTGATTGGGACCTGACAGGCTTTGAGCACAAGGATGAGGACGGCGAGCCCTCTGGAATTAAGCTGCCCTACATCATTACCGTTGACGAAGTGTCTGCCGCTGTTGTCGGCGTTCGCCGCAACTGGAGAGAACGCGACAAAACCTACGCTCGCAGGCAATACTACGTGCACTACCTGCTCGTGCAGGGCCCCGGCGCGTATGGCTTGGGCTTTTTGCACATCGTTGGTGGCCTGACCAAGACCGCAACTGCTGCTCTGCAACAGTTGATCGACTCGGGCACCCTGTCCAACCTGCCCGCAGGCTTTGTTGCCAAGGGCGCACGCATTGCCAACGAAGACATCCCCCTGCAACCGGGCGAGTGGCGTGAGATGGACGCTGGCGGCGCTGAGCTGACCTCTTCCATGCTGCCCCTGCCGTACAAGGAGCCCAGCCAGACGTTGTTTGCTCTGCTGGGTGCCTGCGTGGACGCAGGAAGGCGCTTGGCAAGCATCACCGACATGCAGGTAGGCGACAGCAACCAAAACGCTGCTGTGGGCACCACGATCGCCTTGCTGGAAAAG